CAGTATCCATTTGATAAATTGGCTGAAAATATTATACATACATTTAAATTTTATTATATGGATGGAGGACACAGAGAAGTTAAGCACGAAGTCATAGCTTTTTTATTAGAAAAGTTAGACAAGTTTACACCTGGTAAAGGTAAAGCCTTTTCATATTTTAGTATTGTGGCAAAAAATTATTTAATACAAAATAATAATAGGCACTATAAAGATTTAAAAAATTACGCCCCGTTAACAGTTATTGATTCACGTAGAGATATTGGATCCGAAATATCCAATCAAGACATGTTAGAAGGATTAGACATATTCATAGACAGGTTTAGTGAATATTATGAGAAAAAACTCAATGAAAAATTTAGAAATGATAGAGACAAAAGAACAGCTAGAGCACTATTAACACTGTTCCAAGATAGAAAAAATATAGAAATATTCAATAAAAAAGCACTATATATTATGATTAGAGAAATGACTAACACCAAAACACAACACATCACAAAGGTTGTTAATGTCATACGGGAAGATTTTGCTATATTATATAAAAGATTTAATGAGGGAAGATTTTTTTAGTCTAAAAAATATATTTATAAGTGGTTATAACAAAAGGTTATTAAATAAAGGTTATTAGAATAGCGCGAGGTTATTCAATAAAGGCTTAACGAAGAGAGCATTCAACTAAGCAAATTAAACAAAAAAAGAGGAAATTTTATGAAAAACATGATTTTAACAGTAGTATTGGCATGTGCAACTATTTTAGGTTCACAAGCACAAACAAAAGGCGATTGGTACATTGGTACTGGTGACGTAGCAAACGTAGCATGGACAGAATTGGCAGTTAGCCCAACTGTAGGTTACGGTGTAACAGATAAGTTGATGGTTGGCTTAGCAGTTTCGCAAGCAGATTCAACAGTTGACGTATCATATGACTTACATGCAAGATATTTTGTAAAGGGTTATTTCGTATACGCTGCAACAAATGGATTAGATACTGAGACATTAAGTCTTGGTGTTGGTAGATTATTCACAATTCACAAAGGTATTTATGTAGACCCAAAATTGGTTTATAATACTGGAGAAAAGACTACAAACCTTACAATAGGGTTTGGTCTTAAATTTTAATTAATACCCAATAATGGGTAAATGCTCTCGACAAATTATTAACATTAAAAAACAGGAGAAAACAAAATGGAAAACGTAATTAAATATATTACAGGATTCTTTGGCGGATTATTAACAGTTCTTATGGCTGTTCTTCCAGTAACGATCTTATGGTTCGTATTAACTGGTGGATCAGTATTTGGAATGGATGTAATCGCAAATCTTACTACATTAGTAAACGGATTTGGTCAAGCTGGATTCACAGGACTAATTGTATTATTAGTTGTAGCATCATTTTTTATCAAAAAATAATTGGTAAAATACATATGATTATTAGGCTCGGAGTTAATTCTCCGGGCCTTTTCATTTTTATCGGAATTCTATATTTATAGTATATGATAAAGATAATGGAGAAAATACATGTTTAATGACGAAATATTCGAAGGTAAAAGCTTTTCTGACCTATTAAAGGAAATTCACACTAATTCTAAAAGAAAGGAAAAGCAAATAAATTCATTAATTGCACAACTACAACCATTGGTTAAAAATATAACTGATGCAACTATACTAGTACCACTAATAAAGGATTATTTAGATGTTGGTATTAAAAATGACGACGCACTAATTAAAATGGCTGGAATAATACAGAGAGCCATGGTTAGATCAGAATCCGAAGGATCAGACTTTAATTTATCAGAAGATGAAAAAAAGCAACTATTAGACACCGTTAAAACAACAAGTAAGGTTGAATGGGAAGAAGAGTCTAAAGTACGCGATGCCAAGATCAAGTAATTCACAAAATAAAGTAGCTACACAAAGAACGACTGCTAATAAAACATTGGATAGTAAAATATCTAAGGCATTAGGACAATCGGCAGAAGTTGTGGATATTATTCTAGACCCAGGCCATCCTGCATGGTCGCCATCCCAATATCCAAGCAGGAAAATAGGTGATATATTGGCTAGACCTTTATTAGAATTTAATAAGACAACCGATCAACTACAATGGTATCACCCTTTATTTCCAAACTTTTTTGCAGGATATCCCCTTATAGGCGAAATACTACTACTAGTTGAAGGGGCTGGAGAATCAACAACCAAATCATACACTGGTAAAAACCTATATTATTTACCAAGTATAAATGTTTGGAATGACCCAAATAATAATCAATTGCCTGCTTCAAGCTTTGATATAAACTTGTTAAGTGAAACCCCATCGGAAGCAGAAAACTGTAATCCTTCGGGACAGTTTACAGCAGAACCAGGAACAGAAAAAGAAGCTGTAGATTTAACGCCGGCTCTTGGTAGAACTTTTCAAGATATGCCAATAATGAGATTACAACCATATGAAGGAGACGTAATGTTTGAAGGTAGAAACGGTCAAAGTTTGAGATTTGGTAGTACTTTTAAAACTGGTCTTTCTCCTAATTTTTGGTCTGCTGGTGGTGCAAATGGTGATCCAATAATAATAATGAGTACTGGCCATAGGCCTGGAACAAAGGATAAAAACGAATCTAATATACCTATAGTTAACCACATAGAAGACCCAAATCAAGACGCTGCAACAATGTTCATGTGCAGTGGTAATAGTGTAGATCTTCAACCGGCTTCAGATAATTGGGACTCATATGAGGTAACGTATGAATCAAAAATAAATGAAGAAAGAGAAGAAGAAGGATATGCTCCAACTCCTGCCCCAGAACCATTTAAATCTAAACCAGCCGAAGAAGCTTCAGAAGAAGAAGAACCACCTGTAAAAGAAGATGAGCCTTGTCCTGAATGTCCAGATGGATCGATCCCTAAAAAGGATACTGCTGGAGATTGCTCACCCTGTGAAAAAGCATTAAAAGAAGAAAAGGCCAGAAAAGAATCTATAGTTGCTGAAGAAAATAAAACAAAGGACCATACTTGTGGATTAGATAGAAGCTTTAGTAAATCTTTATGTATGCAAATAGTAAACGATACCATTGCTGGTGGAGGTTCAAAAAAATATACAGATCTTGGCTGGATGGAAGAAAAATGGAAACTAAAACCTGGAGGGTTTAACTCTGGAGGTGGAGAATGTTGGGTAGGTATACTACATTGGACAGGTAAATCTACTTCAACACTATATAAAGGTATGGAAAAAGAAGGTCTAATTAAAAAATATTGGCCTGAGCCAGTTAAAATACCAAGTAAAAATACAGCTAAAGGCTGGTACTATGACGGAACGTATGCTGGAAAAACTGTAACCATAACCTATGACGTATTAAGAGACTTCTGTAAGCATGCTGGTTATAAAGAATTAAATTACCCATGGTGGGCTGATGCAATGCAAAAATATGTAAGTAATTCTGGTGATGCAAGGAGATCACAAAGAAGAGGGGTATATGAAAAATTTGGATCAAAGGTAAAGGATATGAGTGCAAGGGCCGAAGCAGCTGGATATCCTCCCTTCCAAACAGCCAGAGAATACGCAATGTTAATGTTTCATTTGAATTCTTACGGGGCTCCCCTTTATTCAGATGACTTTTTTAAAGACCAGGAAAGTTGGGGTACAAGACTAAGTTGGGATTCTGAAGAATTATTAAAAATATATTGTGGAGGAATGGTTAAAGGTAAAACAAAAGACGGAAACCAATCTGACACCCAACAAATAGCTTGTTGTAGGAGTAGGTGTAGTCTCCTGCATAAAAAATATCCACCATGTAAGTGCACTCTAGATCCTAATAATGTACATTATAAACCATGGATATGGGGCGGATGTGGTGGACCTAGGAGATCTAGCTTGGATGGTTCTGGTGGAACAAATAAGGATAATTGGCAAGGTGCAAAATGCACAGTTACAGAATATACTGGTGCAGGTGTTGGAGATGTACCACCACTTGCAGATGGATCTCCAGGCGAATGTGCAGATCCTAATTTTGATAAAGGATTAGATGGTTGGAAATGCATGAATCAAGAAGATTTTTGTACATGGGCAAATGCTTTTTTTAGAAACGTTAATAGGTCTTTTGGTTTTCAACAAAGCCTATCTAGTGAAGATAAGGAACTACTAACAGACAGAACAAGGAAGTGTGAATAATGGGAAGATCAGGAAACTCACAAAATAAAACACAGGTTAATCGGCCAGGAGCAGCCAATCGCTCAGCAGCTTCTGCAATAACTAAAATAATAGAAACTGCAGAAGTTATAGATGTTGTAATGGATCCAAGCCACCCTAACTACTCTCCAGCATCTGGAATAGTTATAGGTGCAATAAAGGCTCGACCATTATCAAGATTTAATAATCCTATAGAAAATTTATCATGGTATCACCCATACTTTTCTAATTTCTATAGCCAGTACCCATTAATAGGTGAAAACGTTGTATTAATAACTGCTGCTGGTAAGGGTAATTCAAAAAATCCAAATTTAGACGAAAAGTATTATTTACCGCCTATTAATGTTTTTCAAGACGCAAATCACAATCAAAATCCAGGAATAAGCATAAGTAAACCTTTAGATCCAAGTGAGGCAGAAGACTGTAATCCATCAGGACAATACACATCTAACCCTGGTACAGAAAAAGAAGAAGGAGAAGCAGGTGATGTAGAATTAGGAAAAACTTTTGAACCAAAAGATTTAATAAAAATATTCCCATATGAAGGTGATACTATATTGGAAGGTAGGTTTGGTCAAAGTATGAGATTTGGAAGTACTTCCAAGTTTGCAGATACTCCAAATTATTGGTCGGCTGAAGGGAAAAATGGTGATGCAATAACAATAATAAGTAACGGCCATAGCGTACCTGAAGATTCTGAATTCCATTTGGAAGATATTAATAGAGATTCTGCGGTTATAATGTATTGTGAAGGACAATTAATACCTATTTCAGTTGCTTCTGAATTGTGGGATTCTTACGGAGTAACGTTTGAAAGAAAGGATGCAGAACAAAAAGCATTGGATTTTGTAAATGATAAAGAAATTGAAAAACACCCAGAAATAGACGAAAACCTTGAAGATACAGGAGGAGAAAATAAAGATGATGCCTGTGAGGACGGGTATATATTGGATGAGGAAGGAGAATGTGTTAAGGAAGAAAACGTAGTTGAAGAAGAAGAACCATTTGAAGCAAATACAGACGTAAGAGGAACAGTTAAAAATTGTTGGGATGCAGATGAAGCAAATGGTAACGATAAAAGAAAATTACTACTAAAAGAAATGGTTGATGATTTAATAGCAAATGGTGCCACACCAGAAGGTGCATGTGCATTAATTGGAAATGCGCTTGCAGAAGGTGCCGGACCAGTATGTAATTCTCCAGCAAGTAAAGATCCAGGAGAAGCTGTTAAAGCCTCATTGAGAAATTTAGAAAAATGGAGAACTGGTAATAAAGTAAAGTCAAATCAAAACGCGTATTGGAATGGTAAAAAAACAATTGAAAAGGGTGGTAAAGTTTGTGACGAAGGTTGTTGGTGCGGTGTTGGTGCATTTGAAGTAGATACAGTATATTCACTTGACGGTAAAAAATATGGCCCAAACCAAACAAGCCAATATTCTAGATATTCTAATTGGCAAGGCGGAATAGGAATAATACAGTGGACAGGTACTAGAAGAACCAAATTTGAAATAGCACTTGGTATTCCAGCATATAATGATGGAACAGGTGGAATTATGTGGCCAAAAACTAGTATGGGTAAAGGTGGAGGAGGAAAATGGAAAAGTGGTAAACTTATTAAAGCACCATCCCCAATTAATTTTACACCAAAACCACATAACCGGTCAGAATATAATAGAGCAATAGAAAACGCAAGATATAAGGGCAGTAAGCCTGGCCTAAATGCCCAATTAGTTTATGCAATGGAAGAAATGAAATCTAGAAATAATAGTGTGTATGTTCTGGTAACAACAAGTAGAGATATAGGCAAAATAACCCACGAAATATATGCTAAATATGAAACCCCAACGTCATATGTTAGGGGCGGCCCAAATGGTAACAATAGAAAGGGAATATCAAATCACCCTAAAAAGGGCAACACTTATCAAGATTACTATGAGTACTCGGTAAAAAAACGTACTGAAAATGCTGAAGATACACTTATAACTTGGAAAGGTTTTCTTTTTGTCCCAGAAATAGAACCATCAGTTGCCGTAAATACAAGTGTACAACCTCCCACGCCAGTTGTTGTGGTATTGGGAAGAGCAGATGGACACACAGAAATTGAAGTGTATAAAGGTTTTATTATAGCACAAGAAGATACAGCAGAAGAAGATTATAGAGAAATAAATGATAATCCAGCAAGTTACTTTTTTAAAGTAGAAAATAGTTTTTTACCTGGCTCTGGATTAGACGGTATAACAGATAAGCAAGGATTTAAAGATCACATGGTAAAAACTGGCGGACCCTTAAAATATCATTTACAAACAAATATAAGAAGTGGCCAATCTGTACCACATATGGAAGCTGGAAAAACTTTCCCAAGATCAGCACCGTTCGGGTCAGACGGTTATTTATTTGCAATAAAAAGAGTAATAGACGAAGAAATAGAAGATTGGATAGACATGGAGAACTTTTAATATGGGAAGATTTAAAAATTCAAAAAATAAGAGTAAAAGTAGCAAAAGAAAAAACAACGCTAAATCAAGACAGCCCACTGTAACGGCAAACAAGTCATTTGCATCGGCTGAAGTTATAGATGTTGTATTAAACGATGAACACCCAAGCTATAATCCAGCAGCATATATTAATATTGGAGCAGTAAAAGCCAGGCAATTAAAGTCAGAGTTTGGTGTGCCCGATAATACATTGCAATGGCATAACCCTTTATTTGGAACGGGCCTTTGGATTACCCCATTAATAGGGGAGATTGTACTATTGGTTTCTGCGGCTGGTAAAAAATCCCAGACTGACAATAAGGTTACTGAACTATATTATCTACCACCAATAAATATTTGGCAAGACACCAACCACAACCAATTGCCTGGCTCGAGCTTCATGATAAACTCAGGAACAGAAACAGATGAAACATCAGAGGCAGAAGACTGCAACCCATCAGGCCAATATTCTGCAAATCCTGGAACAGCAAGAAGCGAACTACCAGTAATACCGTTGGGTAAAATATTCACTGAAAAAACTATCCAAAAACTTTTTCCTTATGAGGGTGATATTTTGTCAGAAGGAAGATCTGGTCATAGTATACGGTTTGGTAGTACTGTAAAAAATACTGAATATCCTAATTGGTGGTCCACTACTGGTGAAAACGGTGATCCTATAATTATTATAAGTGATGGTCACTCCCCAACTGGTGGAGAATTTACTATTGGTGAAACTACTTATGATAACCCATATAAGTTAGAAGACCCAAATAATGATAGTGCAGTTGTAATATTAACACACTCCCAAACTATACCAATTGAAATATCATCTACCGTTGGTAATAATATACGACAAGATTCTTATGGCAACTCCCCGTCAAATAAAAAACAAAAAGAAACTACTTTAGACTATAAAGAGGTAATAGACAAAAAAGAAGCAGAACAAGAACCAGATGTTGTTGATGATAGGGATCAAGATGTAAAAGAAGAAGCAAAGGCCTGCCCTGAATGCTCAGACGGATCGATCCCTGATAAAGATGCAGAAGGTGTATGTATGCCGTGCAAAAAGGAAGAAGAATCAAATTCTGATGATAGTGAAATATATGACGTTGTAATAGGTGCATCAATTGCCCACAAAGTTGCAGAAAGAATAGGTAATGGTTGGTCAGAAGATACTCCTGAAGGTTCTTATGGGAGAAGTAAACCCAATGCATTCCCTAGAGAAGTTGAAGCGTCTTGTAAAAATTATCCTGGGGATTTAACTGGATTAAACGTTATACTAAGTTCTGGGCTAGAAAACTTTATGGGCCCAGCCCTAGTTCACGTATACGAAATGCTACCAGCTTACAAACTAATTACTTTAAATTATGATGGAACATTTAAGCGATCAATACATCCTAAAGACATATATGATACACTAACACAAGATTTAGTTATTGATAAGACAAAAAATAAAGATTTTAATATAGATGAACCCTTAGACAGTTCAGACTGGAATATAAGTCAAACAGACCAAGGTATGAGAGATAGATTTACCAAAACAATACAAGATTATGCAGCTGCTGGTGCAGACAATAGAAATGGAAATAGTATTTTGATTGCAATGGATATACTAAAAGAAAGAGGTGTAGGTTCAATAAAATTAACTGGTGTAGGTAATTATTGGGCAAATACTCCTGGATATCCAGATTATAATTTATTTCTACAAGAATTAGCAGATCAAATAGACATATGTACATTTGTTGGTGGATTTGATCAAAAACAGTCTGGTGCTGTACGTGGAGGAGATCCTGCAAATCTAGATGCATATAAAGACCAAATAAACGGTCAAGGAGTACCACCAATAACTACTCCACCCCCAACTAAAAAGAAAAAATCAGGTTTTGATTTATATTACGAAAAGGTAGATACATATAAAGGATTTAACATTTGGCAAAGTCTTGATGCAGAAGAAACATATAAGGGTCATACTTGGGACGAACCCGCGGACTATCACTTTAAGCTTCAACGAAGCTTTGAGGCTGATACAGGCCTAAGTGGTATACAAGATAAAGAAGGATTCCTAACGTCTGCACTAGAAAGTGGTGGGGGAATGGATTATCAAATGACGTCAAATATAAGAACAGGGCAATCCCTACCGCATATTTATGCTGGAACAACTTTTCCAAAGGATGACCCGTTTAGTGAAGGCGGTTATTTATTTGCAATAAAGGCAGCAATAGACGAAGAAATTGAAGAATGGATAGACATGGAGTCAATATAAAATAAAAAAATACATATAAAACTATATTTATATATGTATAGGAGAATAACAATGGCATATCAACCAATTCCGCCAGCAGAATACGCAGGCAAACAAGTTTTAATCAGCTCAAATAGAATACTATTTAATGCTAGAACTGACTCTGTTTTTCTGTTTTCAGAAAAATCTGTTGGAATATCAACAAATGGAACGTTTAATGTTGATACTGGTGAAGATACTATAGTAAATAGTCCTGCAATTTATCTAGGTTTAGAAGCAGAAGAAAAAATGGTGTTAGGGGATACCCTTGTTGCATTAATAGAAGAATTATGCGATGCATTAGCTAAAGAAACCCATCCAACACCGAATGGACCTTCAGGACCCCCTATCAACGCTGCATCCTACTCCTCAATAAAGTCTAAAGCAAAATCAATTCTAAGCGCACAAAACTACACACTATAATTATGGCATTTAATCCAGCAGCATTCATATCAAATTTAAATTCTATTGAATCAAATAAGCCTCAATCAAGATCTGATTTTGCTAACGCCTGGGCAAATGCATTTTTTGCAGGATACGGTAACCCAACTCCTCCTTCCGCAACAGCATCTGCAGGAAAATCAGCTATGATGGCATTATTTATGTTGGCATATAAAGATAATAATAATGGTAAAAAATTCATGAATGCAGGTGTTAGTATATTTGCTGCAACAATGGCGCCAGGTATGCTTCCAGCATTTGCAGCAGTACCACCACTAAGTTATCAAGGATTTGCACAGGTAAATATTGATACAGTAGAAGCACAAGGACAACTTGGTCCAGCATTAGCAGCAGTAACATCTCCATGGTTTATGTCAGGCACAGCTGTACAAACAACATCAGGTACTCCAACCACCTGGTTATGATTATAATCCATTGTACTTTATATTTATATAGTGTATAATATTGTATACGAATAAAGGAGAACACAATTGAAAAAATCTGAATTAGTAAAAATAATTAGAGAGGCTGTAAGAGCCGAAATAAAAGTAGTACTAAAAGAAATACTTGGTACAAAAAAATCCAAAATAACAGAATTTAGTAATGTAATGTCTCATGCTGAAACACTATTTAAGCCTAAAAAGACTAAAAAAATAGTTAAACAACAATTCACAGAAAATTCAGTATTAAATGACGTATTAAATGAAACTGCAAATCAAACTGAATGGCCAACAATGGGTGGTAAAACAATATCTGCAAATTCTGCACCCGCAGGAAAATCTGGTCTAGCAGCTGCCATGGGATTAGGAAATATGGATGAAACATTTGGAGGAAAGCCAAGCGCACAACAAATGCTTCCCGCAGATAGACAACATGTTTCAGTACCAAAAGACGTAGAAAAAGCTTTAACACGAGATTATTCTGATTTAATGAAAGTAATAAACAAAAAGAAAAAATAATAAATGGCAAACAGGGAAATAATATCAAGCCCAGTAATAGACGACAATGAAGACATTGCTATTGGATTAACTTTACCATTTAATGGTGATGATAATGGGTTGTTTGAATTAAATTATTTTTCAATAGACCAGGCAATTGCCAATGTAAAAAACCTGTTACTTACTAGAAAGGGCGAAAGAATAAATCACCCTGAATTTGGTACTAATTTACAAGATTATTTATTTGAACCAAATTATCCTGAATTACGAGAAAAATGTGGAACAGAAATAACAGAGGCAATAGAACAATGGTTACCCTACATAGTAATAAAAAAATTAGAAGTAAGAATACCAAATAACCAAGTTGGATTAGTAGATCCCCTACATGGAATATTAATTACCCTAAGTATTGGTTTAATAAACAACACAATAGATGAAAAAGAAATTGTGCTAGAGATAAAGGATATATAATATGGGCCAAAAATTACAAATAAAGGATGTAAATTATCTAAATTTAGACTTTAAAGGGTTTAAAGATAAGCTTAATACTTTTTCAAGTGTATATTTTCCAGATATTTCCAATGACTTTAATGAATCTTCTCCAGGCCAAATGTTTGTTGAAATGTCAGCATATGTTGGAGATGTTTTATCTTATTATATTGATAATTCTTTAAGGGAAAGTTTATTACTACATGCACAAGAAAGATCAAACGTAATGGATATATCAAAAGGATTAGGGTATAAACCGCTAGCGTCTGCTCCATCTATGGTAGATTTAGATGTTTATATTCTATTACCTTCAAATGGAACTGGCAATGTTTCATCTCCAGATTGGAGATACGCACCACTAGTTCAAGAAGGAATGGTTGCCCAAACCAATGGTGAAGCTTCTCCATTTTTCACATTGGCCCCAGTAGATTTCAGATATTCTAGCTCAATGGATCCAACTGAAGTATCAATATATAAAATAGATGGAGATGGAAACCCTGAAACATATCTATTAAGAAAAAGCGTTACTGCAAAATCTGGTACAATAAAATATAAAAGTTTTAGTTTTCAAAGCCCTAAAAAATACGATAAAGTAATTATAGGTGATAAAAATATTATTGAAATTTTAGATTGTAGAGATGGTGATGGTAATAGGTGGCATGAGGTAGATTATATAGCTCAAAATTTAATATATGAAGAAACACAAAACACAAGAATAATAGATCCTGAATTTTCAAAATTTAAGGACGTGACTCCATATTTATTAAAATTAAGAAAAACTGGTAGAAGATTCACGTCAGACTTAAACGCAGAACTAAAAACTGTAATAAATTTTGGAGCAGGAAATTCTAATATAGCTGATGAATTATTAATTCCTAATCCAGGCAATATGGGATTATCATTACCATACGGTAATATTTCTAATCTAGACAATGCATGGGATCCACAAAATGCAATGTTTACAAGAGCATATGGACAAGCCCCTGCAAACCAAATATTACAGTTTAAATATGTAGTTGGTGGTGGAATTAAGGACAATACAAGGGCGGGTACAATTAGAGAAGTTACGTCTGTAAACTTTAACCTGGATACCGACGGATTATCTGGGCCAACAATACAATTTGTAAAAAAATCAATCGCTGTTAGTAATCCTGAACCAGCAACTGGTGGAAAAGGACTAGAATCAGTTGAAGAAATGCGACAAAATGCAATGGCGTTTTATGCCGCCCAATCTAGAACAGTTACTAGGGAAGATTTTATAGCCAGATTGTATTCAATGCCTGCAAAATTTGGCAATGTTGCAAAGTGTTTTATTATACAAGATGAACAAATATCTCAAGAAACTGGTGTTGACTTGGTAAACCCTTTAGCACTAAACTTGTATATGTTATCATATAATCAAAGTGGTAATTTAACCCAAGCAAACTCTGCAACCAAGGAAAATGTAAGAAATTATCTAAGCAAATACAGAATGTTAACTGATGCAATTAATATAAAGGATGGTTTTATTATAAACCTTGGTATAAATTATTCTATAATACCTTTACCAGGTTATAATTCTAGTGAAGTTATATTAAGAGTAAATAGGGTATTGGCAAGAATATTTGATATTAGGAATTGGCAATTTAATGAGCCTATATTCTTAGCAAACATAGCAACTGAAATAGATAAGGTTGAAGGAGTACAAACTGCGCAATCATTAGATGTATACTGTAAACATGAAGTAGCAAGTGGATATTCTGGTAATTTTTATGACGTAGGAGAAGCAACAAAAAATAAAATTGTTTATCCTTCACAGGATCCTGCAATATTCGAAATAAAATTCCCAGCAATAGATATTAGAGGAAGGGTGGTAACCTACTAGGAGATAAAAATGTATTATTCAATAACAGCGAAAAAAGATGCAACTATATATGAAAGGTCTGAAAGCCTTAACAGCGGAATAGACGAAATTTTAGAAATAGAAAAAACTATTTCATCTTCAGGTACAACAAACACATATAATTCTAGAATAATTATAAAATTTGATTTAACAGATATATCAAAGTCAATTTCAAATGGAACAATACCCGCAGCATCCTTCAATCCTTCAGCTAGGTCAAACTTTGAATTACAATTAAAAACTTCAGAAGCAAAAGACTTGGCTGTTAAATATGGATTAGAAGCTTTTCCAATTTCTCAATCTTGGGAAATGGGTAAGGGTAGAAAATCAACTAAAAAAGTAAGTGCAGGTGGATCGATTGTAGCAGAAGAAGAAGGTGTAAGTTGGAAATATAGAGATGGTAAAACTCAATTTGGAAATGTTTGGGCAACATCATCATATGCTGTTGGATCGACTGGTTCATTTACAACAACTGGTGGTGGAGGTACATGGTATACTGGATCAGGATACTCAGCATTTAGAAGATACGATTATGAAGACACTGATATATCTTTAGACGTTACTTCAATTGTTAATAAATGGATTACGGGTGGTATACCAAATGAAGGGTTTATATTACTAAGAAGTGGGTCTTCCGGCCCTGCCGAAGCTGGAGTTAATCTATCTAAATTAGTAAATGAAGAACAAAATTCTGTTGACTATGGTACCTTAAAATATTTTTCAACAGATACACATACAATATATCAACCTAGACTTGTATGTCATTGGCCAGACGTTGTATTTACTACTGGTAGTTTAGACGCATTAGATATAGCAAAACACAATATATTATATATAAAAAATAATAGAAAATCATATAAGTTAGGTAGTAAAGAAAGATTTAGAATAGTTGGTAGAGAAAAATATCCTACAAAAACTTATGATACAAAATCCAATGAGCTATCGATTAAGTATTTGCCAAGTTCAAGTTTTTATTCTATAGAAGATGCATTAACCGGCGAAACTGTAATTCCATTTAATACTGGTAGTAGTAAAATACAATGTGACTCACAAGGAAATTATGTTGACCTGTGGATGGATCAATTTTATTCAGATAGACGATATAAATTTTTATTTAAGATAGTTAGTGGTTCTTTAGAATCCCCGTTTTTAGAAAGAATTTATGATAAAGACTATTCATTTAAGGTGGTGAGATAATATGGCAATACGTAAAAAAAGATCAATGGCCTCTAGATTATCTGCCCAAAGATATAAGAAACCAAAGATAAAAACAGTAGGAATGGAAAGTGACATGGGAAAGGCTTTTCCTATTTCTGAAATAAAAATTAAGAAAACTCAAGAAGATGGAAATGACGTAAATTTTGCAGCATCAACTGATACAATAACCCCATATGACGGTGCAGTTGATTTACAAGATTTTGACTTTGCGCAATCTTCAGAATATGGTGTTAATGGTGCTGACCCTTTAGCCGGTGGCTTATCAATACGAGAAGACGGTACAACAACACCAACAACAAAGGTATCAAGGACTAGGTTTGGTGTTATTATGTCGTCAACAGATGATAACATCCGATCGGCCTCTAATCCATATGTTGTACCATTAGTAAAACATGTTTTTCTTGCAAGTAGTTATATTGATATTATTGACACTAGCATTACACAATTAAAACGTGTACCAAAAGAAATTTCAAAACCTAAAAATGCACCAATAATACAAACTGTGCAATGTTATCCTGGATTTGGTACTCTTGACGGAGAATATAGTGATGGCTACTCGATACAAGTACTTCCAGAACTAGGAGAACCCTCACTACAATTAGCTGCAAATAATACCTTAGTTTTGATGTCAAAGGCTTATAATTATGTAAATGAACTTGGAACTAGGATTAATCAAGGTTTAACATATACTTGGAAATTTAATGCTGACGGAATAGGTAATGCGCGGGATCAAGTTGTCGGCAATACGCAGGTACTTAGATTAAATAATGTACAATTACAACAACGTGGAAGATATCACTTAGAGGTTTCAAATGAAAAAGGAACTACCTCTTCAAAATCATACTTTGTAAACGTTCTTGGTGGACTATTAAACGCTCTAACGCCACAACAAATTGGCGAACAAATAGTATATATTCCAACTGGAGATTATGTTAGAGATGAATTTCATGACGCAGAGGTTTCGAAATATGATAATTATTTTGACTATGTCGAATCAGAAGGAAGGTGGATTGAATTAGAATGGCAAAATAGCCAATGGGTTGAAGTACCTGGTGGAGCAAGGCAATCGGTTAGATCAACTGGAGATGACGATAATCCTGTAACAAAAATAGATGGAGGAATTTCAACTGCTGCTAAAGTAACTAAAGCTACTGGTGGAGTATATAGGAGAGTAGCTAACGAACTTGGAGTTTATTTTGATGCTCCTGGAGGAATAAGCTATAAATTCAAAACAGACACAGAATACTTTGAACATAGAGCCGCAAGAGGATTACCTCGAGACTGGTCAAACACAGGTCTGGAATTATAAAATATGTCAACAGAAAGAATAACACAATATAATCCAAAAGACTTATCACTTGTTAAGTCCAAAACTATTTTTACTAATTTCGGTAAAGGCAAGCACACTGATCATGTAGAATTACATGTATATAGTGGTGAAAATGTTTTAGAAAGCAATTATAATGTTAAATCGTATAATATTGACCAAAAAGAAACCGGCCAATTAGCACCCTCAATAAAATTAGCTATTCATGCTGATATTAGGTCAATGGGTTATCAAACTGGTACTTTTGGTATTAAATATAACTTTTTAAGATGTCTAGTTGGAGACCCAAATAACAACCTATATATTGACGAAATATCTAACGACAGGCGAGAAATCAGGGTACGTCCACTTGAGGATGATCTAGATCTCAGCGACGATTTCTTAGAGTTTGGTGAAAGAATTGAAGGTAGTGAATTATCGGCCCATACTTTCTGGCCAGATATTAGATTAAATTTTGGTGAAGATACACTTTTACTAGCCGTTAATTGGGCAGTAGATTATGAGGCCTATCCTAACTTTCCCCATTCAATGGTGTTTAAACTATATGAACCTCTTCCAGATGAATTAGAAGATGGCGATAAATTTTGGATATGTCAATCGGTAGCTGAACCAATACAAGAAGATATAAAGTTAACTTCAGAAGCCCGAGGTTTTTCATCAAATACTCTAGCTCCACCTGATTTTTCAATACCTGCTCAATTTGATCCTCCTAAACCAACTGGATATAAGAGTGAAACTGATATACTATCATCAGGAGAAGCTTCTGTTAAAAATAAATTATTTCAAAAACTATATAGTGGAAGTTTTGGCGATGTACGGATAAACATTGATTATAACATTCCACAACAAGTAAATGATAGTACATACACGGGATTTAAAAATATTGTTCATTTTGGATCCGCTGTAACAAAATTAGAAAACTTTAAATACAAACTAAGACAATTAGAAACTTACGATGCTAAAATTGCAGAAGTTTCGACAAACTTAATTGGATTAGTTAGTTCTTCTGCGACGGGTTCATATTATTTTACTGCAAATAAATTAAAATGGGAAAATAAAAAAGTAGGACTTGTTGGAACGTTTGATGATTTTGAAGAACACCTATATTATTCGTCTCAATCATTTATTAGCAATTCACTTGGTGACTTTATACCTTTTTCCTGGCCAAAAACAGGTCGCGCAACACCATACACCCTAGCAGCAGTAGACTCGGTACAATCAAGAGAATGGTACGGCCAAATAGATAATCCAACTGGTGACTATTATAATGCCGGCGTAATATACTCTGCATCTAGATATGACGAACACAATGATAATGCCTTATTAAATACTGTACCTGCTCATATAAAAAACACAGAAGATAACGATAGATATGTAACGTTTGTTAACATGGTTGGTGATCACTATGACCAAATGTATTTATACACTAAGCACTTGTTGGATATTCACAAGCGTGATAATCCTGTATATGAAGGTTTACCTAAAAAATTACTTGAACCAGTTTTAAAATCTTTTGGTTGGCAACCCTTCCAAAGTCTTGATTTTGATGATATATGGTCATATAACTTTGGTACTGATGGTAGTGGAAGTTATGGTGGAAAACTAAACTTTACTGCATCTGTACTTACTAAAGAAAATGGTGGTGTAGTCACAGCAAAATCTTCAATAATTGGTCTTAATGGTACCCCACCATACTCATTCATTTGGTCACATACACCAAGCACAAACTTAATAAGTGTAACACAAACTTTACCTTCGTCATCTACAGCAATACCAACGGTTACGGTAATAGATAGTAGAGGACTAAAAGCAAGTGCAACTGGAATAATTGCCCCATCACTATCTCCTGGTGCATCTGACATATTAACACTACACAATAGTACCCCTTCAAACAGACCCGTTTCTGCATCAAATGACCAACAATACGGTACATTATCTAAAGATGATATATCAAAAGAATTATGGAAAAGAATATTAAATAATCTACCCCACATATTAAAAACAAAGGGTACAGAAGAAAGTATACGAAGTGTAATAAGTGCATATGGTTTACCTTCAACAATATTAAAAATACATGAATATGGAGGACCCCAAAAACTACCAGGAAGACACTCTAAAAATATATATGATAGATTTTCATATTCTTTAAATTTTGATGGTGAATCTAATATTACTGGGTCTTGGTCGCCTGTTAGTACCTCATTAAACAAGGTAAGATATCCAAATGCTGTTGAGTTTAGATTTAATATTCCAGATAAACCAGAAAATAAAAAAGATATGGTTTTATGGAACACGTGGAGTGGTAGTGCTGCTATATGGGCCGAGCACACGAGTTCATTAGTTGGTAACCAATCTGAAAGTCTTTATGGAAGAATAAACTTTGCACTTAGATCTGGTTCAATTGGACAAAACCATAACCATAGATATATAACATCATCAACCGACTGGGCCCCAATATATGATAATGACTGGTGGAGTGTAATACTTAATAGGCGAGATCCTGGAAAAGACCACGAATCTTTAGCCTTTACTTCTTCTTTAAATTTAATAGACCATGAAGGGCAAGACTTACAATATGAACTATTTTGTAAAAAAATGTCAGATTTTTCTAGATTTGGTAGAATAAATTGGGCTGTTAGTTCTAGTTTAGTTATATCAGGATCTCTTGGAGAACCATCAAACAGTTATAATAGATCTTGGGGAGGAGGTAACCACATCCCGGGTGGATCTAATGCCCCTGTTATAATAGATGAATCTAATGATTTAACATTAAAACATTTTTTAGGTGGAGCAACCTCTTCTTTTGCAGGTGATGATTTTTTATATAAAAGTGCCAGCAATGATCCAAACAGGACAATATCAGGATTTTCAGGGTCTATGCAAGAATTTAGATTATATGTTAACCCTTTATCTGAATCAATATTTAATTTTCACGTACAATCTCCGTTAACAATTGTAAGTACTGGTATAACGTCTTCTTATGATGACTTATTAGTTAGATGGCCTCTTGGAGCAGATTTAGCCCAGTATAACGCCTCTCATTCTAATCTTATACCTGGAATTCAACCAAACCAAATTTCTAAATTTGTATCTCCAGGCAACACTCGTTTATCAACTGCAGGATATCTATATGGTTTTAAAGCGTCAATATATAATAGTGCTGTATCAGATGGATATAGTCAAGAAGAGGAACGATATTATACGGTAATGCCTAGGGCTATTGGTCCATCTTCATATTCTGAAAAAATAAGAATAGAAGACAATAAATTAAATGGACTACTTCACCCAATAATGAAGAGAGAATTTAGTTCTTTTGATAGAAACCCACTTGACTCAAATAAACTAGGAATCTATTTTTCTCCAACTGATGAAATTGATCTTGATATTGCTCAAGAATTAGGCCCCTTTGAATATGATAATTTTGTTGGAGACCCAAGAGATACATATTTAAAAAAGTATACTGGCTTAAAAAGAATTAACGATCATTATTGGAGAAAACACGGAGGAAATCCAAATTTCCATGAATTTTTAAAAATGCTTAGATTTTTTGATGATTCATTATTTAAAACGGTTAGACAACTTGTTCCAGCTAGAGCAAAGGCCCAGGTAGGATTATTAGTAAAACCCCATTTTCTTGAAAGACCAAGAATATTAAAGTATCCTAGTGCAAGTAGAACTGATTATTCCGTTAGAGATCTAGGAGAAAAACATAAGTTTGACCAAACAATTTTAGAAGGCCAGATTTCAGTATATGAATCCTCATCTCAAACTGGTTATTCTGCAGGAGAGTCTGGCCCATTTACATATACTGGAACAACTAATAAGGCCGGATCTAATAATAGACAAGGAATTAGAGATGGAGGGTTTGTCTTTACTCCAGCAATAAATAATTCAGCAATACAAAAGGGTAAATTTAAACCAACAAATAATGCTGAACGAGAAAAAGGATTAGATAATAGAACAGTTGGTGAACTAGAAGGAGACTATAAATATGATAAGTTCGGATACGATCTTAGAGGAGAAGGAAGTAGGTATATACATACAACTGTAGAATTTCCACCAACAGCTGCCGGTACACAAGAAGACGGTGCAAAAGTCTGGAATGCATACTATCGTAGAGATGCAATTGGAATGACCATACATACTCCTCCACATGGACAATTACATTCTCATCCAAAATATGGAAAAGTAGGATATGATTATAATAACTTCACAGCATCATCTGCTAGAGACGTAACAGACGGCCATGTTAGATATGGATTAAACAGACTAGCACACAGTGAAATGTATGTCCCATTTGTTGGTGATCCTAGGCCTTCTTTTGAAAAAAAGAAACAGATATATTATTATGCGACAGCTTTTAGTGAATCACTTAAAAAAGCAATACCATTATTTCATCATAAGAATTGGGGAAATGCTGCTGTTTTAGGAGGAAATGGATATCCTTCCTATGCAGGTACAAGTGTACCGTCGGCGTCTTTACCTTCTCATTCCTTAGAAGAAGCAGCAGAATATCAAGATTTCAGACAAACACCATTAATGAACCTTTATTTTAATGGTTGTAAGCTCGTTGGATCTAATTGGAATATGGAATCTAAACAAACCGTTGATGGTGGTCCTGTTGTAGAATATTATGATGTTAGCCCGTATAAATATGTATCGTCAGATGACAGTGCAGACGGAAAAATATTAACGGCTGGTGAAGGACTTGGTGAAAGTTTAAATCAACGAGAAAATAGTTTACCAGTAGGAAGAAGATTTGGTCGCCCAGCTGGTCAAAATTTAAGAGGAGCTACCCCAGCACCAAGAGGTCGAAATTTTAATAGGGGTAGTTAATAAAATCATATTAAAGATATATTTATATATGAATTAATATATAGGAGCAATTGAATGGGATATTTAGATAAAACAACAATAACAGTAGACGCAATTCTTACCAAGAAAGGTAGAGAACTTCTTGCAAAAGGATCTGAGTTTTTTGAAATAACACAGTTTGCATTGGCAGATGACGAAATAGATTACAATCTTTGGGATGTTAATCATTCTTTAGGTAGTAATTACTATGGCCAAGCTATTGAGGCTTTACCATTGGTTGAAGCAGTACCAGACGAAACTCAAGTTTGTAAATATAAGTTGGTAACTCTTCCAAAAAATATTGCAAGAATGCCGACAGTAACTGTTGTCCCTACTTCAGTAACACTTACAAGTGCAGGACAAACTGCGGTAATATCCCCAACAACAACTAACTTTGCAAATGGTAATGCAGCATATGGATACACTGCTATACTTTCTGACACAGATGTTTGTTATTTAAATGTTGCTCCAGGTGGAGGAATAGATTCTAGATATAATCCTACTGTAGCAGATTTTTCTGGAGACTCTACAAAATCAATTTCAGTAGCAGGTAAAAGGTTTCAAATTGTTGCAAAACCTCAACCAATTGAAAGTAAAACTGCAACTATCACACTAATTGGAAATGAAACTGGTGGTGTAGTAACGGTAACAGTAACAGTTAATAAAGAAACATTAAGTAGTAATGTCCTAGAACAGGCAATGTACTAATAGGAGATATAATAAATGGCTAGATATAGTAACAAAATGGATCGTTCACCAAGAAGAAACCAGGTGGAAAGAGTTGGTAGATCACGAGATTTACCAAGAATACGACAGGTAAGAAGAAGACCCACACAACCGGTATTACAACCAATATATAGTAGATTTGGTGGAAATGATATAGTTGATAGTGGTGACACTGATACTGTAACAGCTGCATTATTTTCTAATCAAGATGGCGTACTAACTTCAGGAGAATATCATACATCATCTGTACAAAGTCAATCTTCAGGTGAATATTATTTAGACGTTTACAGAGAAAGTCTAGCTACAAACGCAGATAGAGAAGTACAATTTGCCGCAGGATATGCCCATTATAAAGGGTCAGGATCACAAGTACCACAATATGCAACAGAAGGATTTACCCCTACAAAAGCCCTACACTCCCAGTATGCTAATTTATTATTGGCCCCTGGTGATGATAAATTTAGTTTATCAAATAGATCAGGATCATTACCTACAGACATGATACAATTTCATTTTATAAATGTACAAAGAAGTAGAATGAAAGAAAGGCTAGATCCTGGAAACTGGGAATTACACTTAGGCGGATATGGTATTGGAAATATACCAAACCAAAGCATAGTACCTTCTCATTCAGTTATTAAACTTATAGATGATTCAACTGTATCTGATGGAACAATAGCAGAAGCTGGAACAGTTTATAAAATTGTTAGTGGTACAATTGCAAACGGTTTATCTACTACAACTGGTGTAGCTACTGAATTTGGATTATTTTATCCAGATAATGGTGTTATACTATTAGATAGTGAAGGAATAGACGGCGAAATAAACCTATACATTAATTCAGCCTCCCATGCTTATTGTGCAACACCAGTTACCATGTCAAATGCTAATACTGTAGGATTTTTAAACGCCCTTAGTGGATCTGCATATTTTGCCGCAAGAAATAAAGAAACGGTACATGCTACGCATTATTTTATTAGAGTAAGAAACCAAGATTATAATTTTAGTAATAACCCATCATTCACGTCAGGCTCACAAGGAACATTTACACACCCATCATTTTTCAAGGACCCTAAAGTTTATATTACAACTGTTGGTATGTACAATGACAACAATGAACTTTTGGCTGTTGCAAAAATGAGTAAACCTTTATTAAAGTCATATAATAGAGAAGCTTTAATACGAGTTAAACTTGAATACTAGGATAGGTTTGTGATGATATGTCAATATTTAAAAAAATTCCTAAAGAAAATGTTGTAGTATCTCCGTATACTGCACACAAAAAATATACCTTAACCCTTCATAATTATTCTGCATCAAATAATAATATAGAAACTGCTAGGGCTTTTGGTTATGATTCTGAACATAAACATGCATTCTTAAAGGATTCTACTGTACCTAGACCAACAAATGTTCATTCTCATCTTATACGGGGAGATGAATTTACCTCAGGTAGTGAAACATTAACAACTAATGGATATGCTAAGCGATCTATTCACGATTCCCTATTTCACATGTACTATAGATCTGTTAGAGATTTATCTAATACTTTTTGTGTTGAACCAACTCGAAATGAGTTCAGAGAATTAAACGGTGCAGCACAGGTAATATCAATTCCACAAAGACTATTGGGTGATAAAATACAACAAACAACCGAATTACAGAGTTCAATTCATATAATATCAGGAACAACTGAAATTAAGGATGATGGACATGGTAATTTATATGACGTTGCTGCTGGAGGATTTAATAATCCTCTAGGAACGTATAGGTCCACAACTGGAAGTTTAGTTTTCCATGTAGGATTTAACGAAAAATTTCCATATCACAAACCAAATGTTGGTCCTCATTGTCCAGCTTTTTCTGATATACTAGAGGATAAATCTAGGTATGAAACAGATACTAGAGGACATACAATGTTTTTTAATACTGGTAGCCAAAGTAAACACGGAACTGGGGTAATGTTCACTGGTACAAAGGGTGGAAATATATACGATAATACTAGATATAGTTATTTTAAGGCTAAAAAACACCAAAATATTGACTTTAGAAAAGATGAAGATTTTGCAGTAAGTCTTTGGTGTAATTTACCAACATCTCAATCTGATGATACAAACCTATTTAATTATATCCTTACATCGGGCCAAGGTGATCATTTTGACAACCAAACCCTATCACCTTGGACTAGTAGGTTTCCATTTGATATTGTAACGTATAATCATACAACAAATCCTGTAGATCAATTTCAGCTGGAAATATTTAATAATTTGCGACCAGCAACAGGTAGTTTAAGGATAAGAAATATAGCAACTCACTCTTTTTCAACCTCATCATTCTTAATATCAACTGACACTATAACTGGTTGGTGGAATCACCAGTCAAGTATGTCTATAGCAGGTTCACCTCACCCTAATACTGCAAGTTTTATTCTAGGACATAGTGTAGACAATGCTGTTTCGTTTTCTTTTTCAGGTTCAAGTTATACATCTATTAATCCATTATTTAACCCATCCCATTCTGCTACTACTTTATTTGTAGATACTGGCTCTAGTTACCCTGTATTCTTTCTCAACCTTGTACAGACAATCAACTCGGCTTCAAGAATGCCCGCATATACTGGCAAATTATCATCAATATCTGCATCATATATATTTTCACAAGGAATAACAGTACACTCTAAAGACCCAACTGGTTCTGTTGGTAATAACTTTATTTTTCAGTCTAGTTCTGGTTTTTACCCAGGAACAGATTTCCCAGTAACCACTTCAAATTTCTCAGGTGGTACAGGGGTTGGTAATAACCCATACAAGTTTGGGCCATCACAATCAGCATTTTTTCAAATGACAGACGGTTTAGGAACATCGGTTAGATTTCCAGTAACCACAGAATCTGGAGACTTTGGTGGCCAAGATACTTATCCAACTATTAGTTTCCATGGATCAATAACTTCGTCGGCATTGTCAATGGCAAGTGCATCTGCTGCAAGGTTAAATCAAGGAATATTATTTGGATTTACTGCTTCTGGTAACCATTTTCCATTACTAATAAGTGCAAGTGCAGAAGCAATAACAGGAAACGCAAATATGGGAGCAAGACTTGATTTCTCAGCTTCTATACGTGGTACTAATGGTAATGTAGGACAATCAAAACAGGTTGGAGTTTTTGGGGTAACTAACACAGGTAATAATACGTTTAACCTCCATGACGGTACATCAAGACTTTCAGGCGGTACAGGAACATTTAGTTTAGCATCAATGCTTACTTCAAGTTATTTTATAGCATCAACCCTAGGAGACACAGCAGCAGGCCAAAACGGTATGGAAAATGGGGCTATTCCGTTAACACAAACAGAAAGCTTTGAGCGCCACATTTTTTATTGGTATAGTGCTTCAAACGTTCCACCACAATTAGGAGCATACACAACCCACAGTACTACGGCAATACCCTTAAATGAGGTTACAGATTTTTCATCTGGTAGCCATGACATATTATCCATAATGTCTAAGTCTATGCAAGTAGTAGACTCTCACCCTTCTTTTAGTTATGCTCCAACTCAAGGAGACGCCAATGCACTTGAAAGAAAAAGATATATTGGAATTGCCCGACGTACAACACCTGGGCCCGCCCTTGATACATATAGTAAAAATTTATCCACAATATTAGGAGAATCATTTTCTTTTCCTCTTGGTGCAGCTAATACTGCCTTTCAAACCTTTAACGATGGTAACCCAGGAAATGCTCCAAATGGAAGTTTACTGGTTAGTGGTTCTACAACAGGATTACACCAAAACCCAGGTGTAGGAGGATTAGTTGTACCGTCAGGTGGTACTACAGTAGACAGTATGACCAATCTACAAACTATGAAATATACTTTACTTAGTGGCGGTGTAGTTGGTTTTCCTGGCCAAATAGTTGCTCGTAGAAATGACGGCACAAACCTATTTAGGGTTAGTTCTTCAACGGCAGTTACTGAAAGTTGGAATCATGTAGTATATCAAAAAACAGGATCACAGTTAGAGTTATATGTAAACAATACCCTTGAATGTTCGTTACCGTTTGCTCATGACGAAGGACAATGTAAAAATAATGATGACTTATTTTTTGGTGTAGCAACAAGACTAACATGGTCTGGTGATTTTGTTAGAAATGACGCTGGTGATATATTTATAAACTCAAATGGTACTGCTAGAAGAGAAATGGTTAGAGAATTTATGAGACCCTTATCTGGAGCACTTGATGAAATTAGAATCCACGATAAAGCACTAACCCCTGATCAAATAAAATTTTTATATAACTGCCCAAATGGAACACCTTATGTAGGTAACGCATTTTATGAACATGGTATATTAGCAATAACACATCCATCTACTTCATATGCTGGTATTGCCCAACAATGTACAATGTCATTTAGAAATTCTTATGAAATCCAAGAACACGAGTATACTTTAAATGTAAAAAAAGGTGAATATAATTTTACAATGAATCCAAGCATAATAGAAAAAAGTGCAACTGGATCAAGACTCGGCCAAATTGCGCCATTCGTAACCGATACAGATTGGGATCCGTATATTTCAACTGTAGGATTATATAATGACGCTGGACAATTATTAGTTATTGGAAAATTATCTAAAGCACTTAGAAAAGAAGATGGTTATGATACAACAATTGTTGTAAGATATGACACATAAATAAATATGGCAAGAAAAATAAGCAAAGCTAGGGCCAACGCTATAAAACATGGCTATAGATCAGGTTTCGAACATACAGTTGCAGATCAATTAACCGAATCAAAAACAAAATTTGAATACGAAACAACCGTTATTAATTATATTAAACCTGAAACGTTTCATAAATATACTGTTGACTTTACACTTCCAAATGGTATCTTAATTGAAACAAAGGGTAGGTGGGTTTTAGAAGATAGAAAAAAACATCTATTAATAAAAAAACAACATCCAGAATTAGATATTAGAATGGTATTTCAAAACCCAAACGGAAAAATAAGAAAGGGCAGCAAAACAACCTACTCAGATTTTTGTGAAAAGCACAATATTCTTTGGTCAAATAAAGAAATACCAATGGATTGGATAGCTGAAAAAAGCCAATAAATATTTTTTTAATTGAATTATTTTTCTTATATTAAACTATGAATAAGTTACGATTAGTTCAATTGTTGGAGTCTGTACTATTATCAGGAAGCCTTAATGATAAGAGTAGTGAAATAACCTTTCACTGCCCATTTTGCAAACACCACAAAAAGAAATTAAATATAAATTTAATAAGTCAAAAATGGCATTGTTGGGTATGTGGTGTCGGTGGATATACAATCTTAGCCCTATTTAAGAGGTTAAAGGTAGAAAAAAGATTTTATGACGTTCTAAATAAAATAACAGGTAATAACTTTTCAAGGGTAAGTGTTGATAAAGAATACGATTTTTTGTCCCTACCTTCAGAATTTATTGAATTGGCTAAAGCAACTAAAAACAATCCTGAGGTTAAAAATGCTCTTTCATATTTAAACAAAAGAAACATAACTTCTCAAGATATACTAAAATATAATATAGGTTATTGTCCAACTGGAAAATATGGAGGAATGATAATTATCCCAAGTTACGACCAAACAGGCCTACTAAATTTTTTTACTGGAAGAAGTTATTATGATGTTAATTTTAAACATCTAAACCCTACAGTTTCTAAAGATATTATAGGATTCGATATGCTCGTTAATTGGAATGAACCTATAACTATTGTTGAAGGGGCATTTGATGCAATAGCTATAAAAAGAAATTCTATTCCATTATTTGGAAAACTAATATTAGATAACTTAAAAATCAAAATTCTGGATTCAAAGGTAAAACGAATAAATATTGCCCTAGATAAAGATGCATCTAAAAATGCATTAGAAATGGCAAACTATTTTTTTTCTAATGGTATAGATGTATATCTTGTTGAATTACCAGAAAAAGATCCTTCTGAGCTAGGGTTTAAAACAATAACCAATATAATAAACAAGGTAGATAAATTAACACCTCAAAAATTACTAGAGTATAAAATAAATGAATATTAACATTGAATTTAAAAATGTAGAAAAAATATTACATGTTGCAGACATACATATTAGAAACTACAAAAGACATAAGGAATATAGGCAAGTTTTTAGAAAGCTATACAGGCAAGCAAAACAATTGCCAAAAAATAGTTTAATATACCTTGCAGGTGATATCGTCCATACTAAAACAGATATAAGTCCAGAACTTGTACAAATTGTCAGTGAGTTTCTTAATAAGCTGGCAAATATTAGACCAACAATTGTTATAGCTGGTAATCATGATGCCAACTTAAATAACTCTTCTAGATTAGATTCTCTTACTCCAATTATTGATAACCTTGCAAATCCAAATCTATTTTATCTAAGGGATAGTGGCATATATAGTGTAGCTGACATAGATTTTATAGTATATTCTATATTGGATAAACCAGATCAATGGCCAAACCCAAAGGATTCGAAATCAAAAAATAGAATAGGGCTATTCCACGGAGCAGTTAACAATTCTAAAACTGATGCTGGATATACTGTTAGGGACGAAAATCTACCACTAAAAACTTTTGATGGTTGCCATATGGTAATGCTAGGCGACATACATAAATACCAATACCTAAATAAAGGCGAAACAGTTGCTTATGCAGGATCACTAATACAACAAAACTTCGGTGAAACGTTTGAAAACCATGGATATGTTATTTGGGATATTAAAACACGAAAGTCTGAATTTTTTAATATTACAAATGATTATGGCTACTATACTCTACGGGTAAAGGATGGTGTACTACCAAACATAGATAATATTCCAAAGCATCCAAGGCTGCGATTTATAACTGAAAATACAACCCAAGCCCAGGTAAAAGAATTATTGGTTGAAATTAGAAAAAAATGTTCTGTCCATGATTTTGTAGTAATAAAGGGTGATAAACTTTCTAACACGTCTAATAATTCTAGGGGTAGTACTGAGATAACCAAAGATATTAGAGACTCAGAGTACCAAAATAAATTAATAAAGGAACATCTAGAAAGAAATTTTCCAATAATAGACGAATCTATTCTTAAAAGGGTTGGAAACATAAATAGAGACTTAAACAAACTTTTACCTGATGTTGAGATAGGTAGAAATATAAGTTGGAAACCTAAGGTTTTTGAATTTTCAAACATGTTTAGTTATGGCGAAAATAACTCTATAGATTTTAACAATATGAATGGAGCAGTTGGAATATTTGCCGATAATCACGCTGGTAAATCTGCAATTTTAGACGCTTTGGCCTATTGTATATTTGATAAGTGTTCTAGAACTAAAATGGCTGCAGCAGTAATAAACAACAAGAAAAATAGTTTTACATGTAAACTTAATTTTGAAATAGATGGTGTTGATTATTTTATTGAAAGAACAGGTAAGCGAAAAAAGGATGGTGGAGCCCGTGTTGACGTAGACTTTTGGATGATTGGAGAAGATGGAAACCCTATATCTCTTAATGGAGACCAAAGAGTATACACAAATAAAAATATACGTGGATACCTTGGTAATTACGATGATTTTGCTTTAACATCTTTATCTGTACAAAATAATAATACTGGATTTATAGATAAAACGCAAACAGAAAAGAAAGATTTATTGGCTCAATTTTTAGACATAAGTGTTTTTGAAGAATTATATAATTTCGCAAACGAAGAAATAAAAGACGTACAGGTATTACTAAAAGATTTTAAAAATACTGATTTTTCTCATAAGCTACACGAAGAAAACATACTTAAGGATGAATTAACTATTGAATATTCTAAAATAGAACAAGAAAAGTCTGAATTCTTAAAAAGTGAAAAAGCTGCAAATAAAAAGATTATAGAATATACGTCTAAAATAATTCAATTGGACCCTGAAGTACCTGAAAGTGTAGAGACACTAGAATCTGATGCCAAGCAGTTGGTTATAAACTTATCAACTGAAAAATCAAAATTAGAAAAATATGAAAAATATACTGAAGAAAATAAGTCAAAGTTTTATAAGCTAGCTAAAACATTAAAAACATATAATAGAAAAACCCTAGAGGCTGATTATACTAGAAATGACCAGGTAGAAAAACTACTTCAAAAACTAAATCATGAAATAGAAATGATGAAGGTAAAGGTTAAAAATAAGCTTGATACTGTTAATCAACTTCACGAACATGAGTATGATCCGGACTGTGAATATTGTTCTGATAATTCTTTTGTAAAAAACGCTGAAACAGCTAGACAAGAATTGCCTAAGTTAAAGTTGGAAACAGAAAAATTACTAGAGACAAAATCAAACCTTGAGCTAGAGTTATCTAGCCTAAAACAATCAGTTATAAAATCAAACGAACTCACAGAGTTAGATTCAAAAATTTCCCTAATAAGACAATATCAATCAGAAATAAAGGTAAAAACAGTAACTAGAAAATCTAATATAGCTAGCAAAGAAGTCCTACAGAAATCAATAAACAGGTCTATTGATAAATATTATGAAAATAAGCGGTCTATAGTTTCAAATATTAAAATAAATGAAAAGATAAACCTAAAAGATTCTGAATTAGATTCTATTAAAGATAGTTTATCGGTTGTAAATTCTGAATTACAAACATCATATAGTAATATTAGTGTTTGCCAAAAAACAATTGAAAATATATTAGAATCTATAGAAAGAGCCCACGATCTAGAGGAAAGGCTAAAAGCATACGAATACTACCTAATAGCAATACAACGAGATGGTGTACCATATGAATTAATATCTGAAATATTACCATACGTTGAAGAAGAGGTTAATATAATACTTTCTCAAATTACTGACTTTTCAATCCAGTTTGAAACAGACGGTAGAAATATAAATACATTTATAGTGTATAGCCAAGACGAAAGATGGGCCCTAGAAATGACTTCTGGTATGGAAAAGTTTGTTAGTTCACTGGCAATAAGAGTAGCTTTAATAAATGTATCTAATCTACCTAGACCAAATTTTCTAGCCATTGATGAAGGATTTGGAAACCTTGACTCAGGAAACTTAAATTCAATATTTTCATTATTTGAATACTTAAAATTAAATTTTGATTTTATTATAGTTATATCTCATATTGATCTAATGAAAGATGCAACTGATAATCTATTAGAAATAAATCAAAACAAAGGATATAGCCACGTAAAGTACTAATTTACCAATTGAGATGATATTTATATATTGATAGATTGGAGTATATTAAATGGCAAAAATATTAAGGTTTGAAGAACCATCAAGTTTTTCACCAATATCATATAGAGGATTGGATCAATTACCTGTGTTCATTGCGGAGGAAGGGGGTATTTCATATGATTACTTTGGTTTTACTAATGTACCAGATGAATTAACTGCTGGAAGAAATCTATTATCATTTACTGGTACAAAAAACCTATTACCAGGTGCAGAAATTGCAATAGAAGTTTTAGATGCAAATGGTAATTTAATACCCACAACAACACATGACCACATAGGATTTGGTAATGAGCGCGTATTTTCTATAGAGGTAGATGATAAAGTACCAGAAGGAGATGCATTAATTTCTGTTGTAAGTATTGCAAAAGGAAAGGTTGCATATAACGCGCAATCTCAAAAAGATATATCCCAATCACCCCCAGCAAACTTTAGAAGTAGGTTTAATATTCGCTGGCAAAAAAGATTAAATTGTTCTCCTAGAAAAAGAAATGTTTCTGACATTGTTTTCTTTCCAAACCCAGATATAACAATAAACGAGGTTAAACGACCATATTTTAAATTACACTATAATTCTCAACTAACTAGTTCTTATGGAACAGTACCAAATAGTGGATCGGAATTTTCTCTTGTATCTACATCATCAATTTCAGATACAGGTTTCCAAAATACATCTGCTAGTTTAAGATATGAGGTTCAAGGTGATAGATATTATATCTTTTGTGATGATAACCCAGATTTTGGTGGGTTTACTGATGATATGGTTGGTGGAATAATATACTTTCCAAATCCTAAAGGTGTATATCCTAGTTCAACATTTGGACCATTTGCTAATCCAGCATATAACGCACTAGAAGATGGAGACGGCCAGGGAGAACTAGATTCAGGATCAGCAACTGCCCAATATAAAAACCAAGGGGCGTACAATACATATATAATGGAAAGATTATCTCCATTACAAGTTAGAGTAAATAGTCCACATACAACCTTCCAAGGATTTGGCAGAGCAAATGAGCAAGAGGTTTTTCATCAAAAGTTTTCATATAGTGATTTTAGATTAGATTGGGCACAATCACCAGTATCTAGAAGTAATCCATTAGCAACTTCAGATAATGAGATGAATACATCTTACGCAAAAATTTCTTTTAATAATCTTACACCATTAGTTGGAGATGTTAGTAGAATAAAAACATATATACGAAGTGATCAAACGGTTGGTGATTATTTTTTAGTTGGTGATAACCCTGTATCTGCTCCTGAATTACTTGTTCAAAGTAGTTCAAAGTTTGACGGTATACCAGCTGGAGATTTTTCTCCATTTGGCGTTAGTGAATCTTTTTCTTCATACTGGACAGCATCTGGAGCAGACTCAACCCTAGCAGGTCCTGTAATATTACCATTTACTCCAAGTCTATCAACCCTAGCTAATCCAATGCCTGAAGCATTACAAATCGGTGATTCTAATACTGCAACTGGTACAGTATTAAATAATATAAATTACTGGATGGTAGAATCAAATGTACCAATGGTTCTTCAAAAAGATAAATACTATCAAGTAACGTTTAAATCCTTTGCGTTTAGAAATGCAGCATCAACCTTCAGCCCTAATCTTGAAGTGTATATAGGTGGACCATCTGTAATAGACAGCGGCAATAATATAGGAAAACAAATAGGTGTAATAGAAGACGTATCTATAGGAGAATTTATATCAGAAGAAGATAGTTACGATCAATATATATCTAAAGGGACAAAATTTACTTTTAAAGCAGATGCCACGGAATTTGGTTTTCTTAAATTTAAAATAAATCATGGTTTATGGTACTTATCAAATATTTCTGTAAAACCCTTTGATAAGTTTGGATATACTCCCCACTATTATGAAACAATAATACCTACACCAAAGGCTAATGTTGCAACTAAAGATGCACTAGATTTTAAGTTTGAATTTTACAATGATGACCATAGAAAAGCAACTTATGTTTCTGAAATAAGAAACGTTGAATTTGATAACGAGTTTGTATTTACTGCAACAAGTGTAGTTTTCACAAGCGCTAGTGTAGAAAACTGGTTTGGTGGTACCCCAATTGGTGATGACGATTGGGTAAGACCAGGTTTTCTTACTGCAGTTGCTGCTGAAGACCAACCTGCGCTAACCGAAAGCATATATCATAGTGGATCTGTTGGTATGGGAGATTTTAGTTCTACTGCGGTTCAATACCCGTTACATATAAAAAGAGGTGATAGGGGCGGAAATACAACCATAAAATTAGAATCTTATTCTGCATCAATACTACATCTAGCGGCTGATGTTGCAGGAACAGGCCCAGCAAGTAGAAGTGCACATATTGTATTTGATCAAAATAATGCTGCAACTTCGTCAATAATAGGATATACAGATAAACAAGACTTGGATCCAGGTGGAGCAGCAATGGATGGCGTTACCCAGGGAAGTTTTGTTATACACGAAAGAAATGCGCGAGTATTAGCACTTGGTGTTGGTGGAACAACACCATTACAAATTACAACTGGTAAATCTTCAACCTTTAGAAATGCAGGTTATGGTGGAGTTTTCATAGGTCATAGGCATGTTCAACCAGGTTCGTATGATCATGAATTAGATGTTTCTGGTAGTATCCTTGTTAACAGTGGTAGTATATTTTTACCCGACCTACATGTTACAACAAGTGCTGGTGTAGGTTATTTATTGGGTTCTCACGGATCTGACGGCGAAACAAAAAAGGTAGAATTATCTGGGCTAATAAATGACCTAGATTGGCATGTTCAACCAACATATATTTCACAATCTAGAATAGTTGGAACAAGTGGTAGAACTGTGTTTATTGGTGATAATCATGACGTAAATAATACAATAGCTCCAAATTCATATATATTTCAAATATCACAAAGTGGAACAGCACCAAGACTAAAATTTGAAGGTATACCTCAATCAACAGTAACCCATTTACTTGGTGTTGATGTAAATGGAAATATTTTTGTTACAGAATCAGCTGCTGTTGGAGGAACAAATTCTAGTGGTGGTGGAGATGACGGCGATTGGCATATACATAGTGATGGTATCTTAACTGGATCAAGAGATGTTCAATTAACTGGTTCGATATCAATGTCAGGAGTACTTCATGCATCTAAAATACATGCAGGATTTGCCCCAGATGGTGACGGAAATATAGGACAGGGACCATATCAGAGTAACGTAGGAAATGACGTACATACTCTTGAAGGTTCATTATTTGTTGGAGAAATGGCCTTTAGTGGACAGCCTACAACAATAAAAGGTGGAGCAGAGTCCCTTATTGTAGGAAAACAAAATCACATGGGTACTTCTAATGCCAGAGCATTAATGGTTGGGTTTCAAAATTCACAGTCTGGCACAGGCCATGCTAGTGTAATACTTGGTACCAGTAATGAAAATATTAATGGAGACCAATCACTGTTGATAGGTTCAGGCAACTTTAATAATGGTGCTGATGTTAGTGCACTAATTGGACAATATAACAACACAACCAACCAAGGCCTACAGTATTCTATAGGTGTTGGTTTAGAAGCTTCTGGATCCCTTGGTGGTCAAGTCTTTCTTGGAAGATATAATACAAAAACCTCAACAAAGGCAATGCTTACTGTTGGTGGTGGAGATAATGATGGAAGTAGATTAGATCTTTTTACAGTTAACCAAGCATCAATACACAACCACGTACCAACTGTAGTTTCCATGTCAGAAGACGGTTTCGGCCTAGGTATAGGTATATTTCCAGAATACCCACTTGACGTAAGAGAATTAGAATCACAACACGATCCAGTAAGAATACGAACACTTAATAAACGTGCTGGTCGCCCTGTTACATACGACCCAGCTTCTGGAATACTCACATACACTGACGGTACCATAAAAGAACCTGTAAAATTTGGTAATGCAATGTTCAACGTTTTATTTTTACAACCAGCATCTCCAACAATGCAATTTATATCTGGATCCCTTCAACTTATATCTAGTACAGCAACTACTAGTTCAAATGAAGGATACTATACTGGCTCTGCAATAATTGGAGAGGTAAAAACAGACCCCCTTGACGATAATAGCTTTTATATATCTAGTTCACTTAATACTTCTGCCAGCATATACTTTTCAGGATCAGGCCAAGTTGGTATAGGAACAACTAATCCTCAATCAGATTTTGAGGTAGTAGCAGATGAAGTTAAATTTGTACAAAGATCAACTGATACTGGTCTTAGAATAAACAAAGAAGGTAACATAGAATCATTTGCAAACTCAACAGCAGCAGCTGGAACAGGAAGTGAGGTAATATTAAAGTACAGTAGGGGTACTGGCCTTGCTGCGATTAAGCCAATCGCTGGTGATATTATTGGAGCAATTAGATTTGTCGCAGACTCAGGTTCTCAAATAAACCCAAAACTTAACCCAAGAGGTGGTGGAGACGCTGGTTCTATAAAATTAATTGTTGCTGGCTCAACCCCAGATGGTGTAACGGGCAAACTGGCTATTAGTCTACCTGCCGATCCTGGTGACAGCGCGCAGGAAATGTATACCATAGACGGTGCAACACAAAAACATGAATTTACAGGTAGTGGTGGATTTAACTTTAAAGGAAATATAGTAACTCAAAACAATATAAGTGCAAGTGGTAATGTCACAGCTACAAAAGGTATATTCGGTACAGGTACAACAACAATTGACGATGATATACAAACAACAGGTAATATAAGTGCAAGTGGTAATTTAATTATAGAAGGATTTATATCAGCATCTTCAATAAATTCTACAATAATATCTTCATCTGTATTATACTCAAGTGGTTCGAACATATTTGGTGATGAAATAGCAGATACACACACATTTATAGGTAACATAACATCATCAGGTAATATAAGTTCAAGCGGAAATATATATGCACAAGATTACTATGACGACGGTGTAAACATAAATACTATATATGTCCAGAATTCTCAAACAGGTTCATTTCTAAACAGTGGGATAATTAGTAGTTCTCAACACACATTTACTGCATTAACCTCTTCTGGTGGTATAACAGGAATATCAGGTTCATTTGGGCCTGTAAATATAACAAGTACTGCAAATTCAACTGGTACTACATCTCATGCAGCTCTAAAAGTTGCAGGTGGTATATCAGTAGCTGAAAAAATAAACACCAAGCATTTAATTGTTTCACAAGATTTAGCTGTTGGTAATAATGCAATACTTGGAAATGGAGCAAACGACCAAATTCAAATGCATGGAACCGTAACAACAAATATAAACTCCAATGCTAATATAAGCGCAAGTGGCAATATATATGCAGCAGATTACTATGATGACGGTATAAACATAGATACTATATACGTTAAAAACTCTCAAACAGGATCATTCCTAAATACTGGAATTGTTAGTAGTTCTCAACATATATTTACTGCATTAACCTCTTCTGGTGATATAAGTGCAAGTGGAGATATAGTAGCAGGTAATTTAGAAGTACCAACTGGTGGTAAAATTATTATAGATGGTAATTCAGCTGGGGCTTACATAGATTCTCCTGGTATAAATCAAATTGATTTTAGTGTAGCAAATACACAAAGAATGTTATTAACACATAACTTAGCTAAAATAAATACTGATGTCCAACTTGGTCTTCAAAGTACTAATTATGTTAAAGTTTTAGGTCACCTAACGTCATCGGGTAACATAAGTGCAAGTGGAAATGTTTATGCACCAGATTATTACGATGATGGTGTAAATATAAATACTATATATGTCCAGAACTCCCAAACAGGTTCATTTCTAAACAGTGGGATAATCAGTAGTTCTACTCAATTACCTAGTGGAATAATTAGTAGTTCACTTTCATTTGTACAAAACTCCGCAACAACTTCGTTTGTTCAAAACTCTGCAACCTTATCGTTTGTACAGAATTCTCAAACAGGATCATTCCTAAACAGTGGAATAATTAGTAGTTCTGCACAATTACCTAGCGGAATAATTAGTAGTTCTTTATCATTTGTACAAAATGCATCTACACTATCATTTGTACAAAATGCCTCCACACTATCATTTGTTCAGAATTCAGCAACAACTTCATTTGTACAAAATGCATCTACTAGTTCTTTTGTTCTTAACTCCCAAACAGGTTCATTTCTAAACAGTGGGATAATTAGTAGTTCACAGCATATATTTACTGCATTAACCTCTTCTGGTACTATAAGTGCAAGTGGTGTAATAAAGGGATATCAACTACATTCAGCTGGAGGTATATACCCCAATGTAGGTGTTGGTACTGGTGTGATTAAAGCTTTATCTGATAATTCAATTCAAATATCTCAAAAACTTTATGTTCATAGTGATGCCATTGGAAGTGGTGGTGGTCACATACATGCAACAGGTAACATAACAGCCTCAGGTGCTATAAGTTCAAGTGGAGATATTACAGCGGATAAAATACTAGTTAATAATTTAGATGTTATAGATACAGTTGATAGTTCACCTACAGTAGTACGATTTGGTCTTGATGCCGATCTGACTGCTATTGAAATAGGTAGAAGTAATTCCCCAACTAAAAATATTTCATTATTTGGACCAGTAACAGCCTCAAGTAATATAAGTGCAAGTGGCGGTGTTTTTGCACAAGATTACTATGACGACGGTGTAAATATAAATACTATATATGTTCAGAACTCCCAAACAGGTTCATTTCTAAACAGTGGAATAATTAGTAGTTCTGCACAATTACCTAGCGGAATAATTAGTAGTTCTTTATCATTTGTTCAAAACTCATCAACTAGCTCATTTGTACAGAATTCCCAAA